CCATAAGAAGCCACGATAATAGCGTTCTTTTCTTTTTCTGTAATTGCTCTAATAGATTCCCGTACTTCAACGTCTGTTCCTCCGTAAACAAAAAATACTTTTCTATTGCCACACTTTGAAGATATCATATCATGCAACATTCTGCCATGTTTTTCTACAAATTGAAAAAGTACCAGAGTGTTACCTTCAAGAGATAAGGCTAAATTTTTTATGAACTCGTTTCTAGCCGTATTCTTTACTATGTACTCCATTTCTTGGTTGTAATCCCAAGTTTTGGCTTGTTTACAGATTTCGTCTGAATGTTTAAGTAGAAGGCATTTTATTTTGAAACTAGCTAGTTGACCTTTTTCAATAAGTTCTGAGGTACTTGTTGCTTTATAAACAGGCCCAAATAAACCTTCTAATACTAACCTGTGTGTCTGCGTACCATCTAAAGTACCTGTAGTGCCAATCCTGTAACTAGCATTAATACAATTTGAAAGTATAGTCGTTAATGATTTGGCTTTAAATTGGTGTGCTTCATCACCTAAAACAAAATCAAATTGATGAAAATATTCGGGATCATTTTTATAGATTGATTGCCATGTAGTAATGGTCAAGAATCTTTTCGTATGTTTTTCTTTACCAGAGTATTGTCTATGGCAATATTGGTCTGAATCATAACCATATGACTTGAAATCGGAGAACATTTGTTCTACCAATGATGTAGTTGGTACGATTAGTAAACCTTTTTTGTGTTCTAGTTGTAGGTGACGAACAATAAGGTAAAGAATTAAACTTTTGCCACTCGCAGTTGGAGAAAGTAATAAAATACGCTTGTTGCGTATCGCATGAACAAAAGATTTAAGTTGATAGTCTCTGACTTCATGTGGTAGTCCTAGAGTGTCAATGAATTCTTTTGCTTCAACTAACGAGTAATTCTCAGTAGATGAAACATCGGAATCAATCTCTAAGGCATATTCTCTTTCGTCACAAAACTTTTGAATGTAAGGAACAAGACCGTGATAAATGGTAAAAGACCGCAAATCAAACAGTCTTATGCGGCCATCCCAAACTCTGGACTTGTATGCTGGAGTAAATTGATATCCGGGAACAAAAAATTCAAAATAAGATGAAAGTTCTTGAGCTATACTTCGTTCACATTCAATTTTAATAAAAGCTTCATTTTGTTTATGTATAATTATATCAGTCATTGACAATTTTTGCTTTCCATCCTTTACAATGATTTCTTTCACCTTTAGCAACTTTTAGTAAATTTGATGGATTCAAACCTCTATCTAAACACCATTGTTTCCAACCACCAGACACTAAAAATTTTTCACCTTCTGGAGAAATTACTTCATATGTTGTTTTTCCCCATAAAGGATGACTAGAAGAACCATTTAATTTATACCACTCTTTTTTTCTTTTACCTATTAATTTTTTTGAAGCTTCAGAATGTGGTACTCTGTGTAATCCTTTTTTTCTTAATACGGCCATTTTTTTTCTATGAGCCAATTCTTTTTCTGTTGGTCCTTTTTCTTTCAATCTTTTTATAAAAGCTTCATTACCTAATTTACTACCTTTTCTCGCCCACTTTACAAAATCATTTTTGTGTATTTTGGCATGTTCTTCTGGTGACAACAGTTGTAAGTTTGAAGGATGATTATTGTTTCTATCACCATCAATATGATGAACATCCATACCTAACATTTGTTCGTTGGAATAATTGTAATATTCCTGACAAATTTTTCTATAATCAATTTTTATTTTTTTGGCCATAATGTCTCCTTTGGCTTATTTATAAATTTTGATTATTTAACATTCTATATTAAATTCCTTGAATAAATCTTTCCCATGCTATAAAGTCCCTTAACTGGAACGTCCTACTATTTAGCTCTTTTAAAATACTGGTACAAACATCAACAATTTCATCATGCATTACTTTACTTGCCAAAAATCGATTCATATCTTCATCACTTTCTAGATACAAAGATATATCAGATTTAAGTAAAAGAGAAAATGGTTCCCATCCGTGTTTCTTTAGAGTATCATCATCCAATTTACCAGTGTAATATTCCCATTTAAGTTTCTTCATCTTATTATATTTGAACTCCGATTCTTTGGCAAGCAATCTATGCTTTGAAAGAATGTTCAAATACTTTGAGTGAAGTTTGGGGATTTCTAGTAAAGCTTTGCCTGGTTCGGTACGATCAATATCAGAATCTTGCCGCCACATTTCAAGTAGTTCATCAAGTTGTTTCATATTATAATACCTCCTGATATAATTTTATATCATAGAGGTTAAAATGTCAAGTTATTTTTTCAACATCGTAATAAGTGTACCTAAATGTAGCATCAGCAGTGATAGGGCTATTTGAATCGTCTAAAGCATTCATGATAAATGATGAGATTGAAACCGGGAAAACATCATAAAATCTAAACACTAAGTTTGGTTTAAATGCAGAAGATAGAAGTGTTACAGTGGCATCCGAAAACTGAGGAAATCTAGTCTCACGATTTGATGTATACTTGTTTAATCTAGGCAAATCTTGATATTCTTTGAATTCTTTTGGGAAAGTCATCGCTCGAATCCAATCATGTATTTCTTTCCATGATTGTAGATCCTCATCAACAATAAAAGTTACACTGAACAAATCGTAGATTGCTTTTTCACCCGGAGAATATAGTTCCACAAAAGGATTTGTTATTGGTATCTCAGACAAAGATATTCCAGGAACACTCAAGTTTTGAACAAAGAATTGAGTATTAGGCAAACGTGAAAAATTCAGCTGAAACTTATTTGGCTGAAGAAAACTGGTGTTTTTTGGATTTCTATTGATTGCTGTCATATGGTTATTTATAAAAATAAAAAAAAGAGGCACCCGAAGGTGCCTCTCTAAAGTACCACTCTATGGTGGTTTTTTCAATTACATCAGGTTGCTGATACGGAACACACGGTAGTAGTTGTTCTTCTGAGCATTCAGCGCACCCAGACCTTGGTCAGTACCTTCAGCAAATGGGTTAGCAACTAGACCGTAACGAGTCTTGAAGCCAATCTTTGGCTGGAATGTACCAGTATCAACTGCACGAACCATTTGCAGAGGAACGTATGGGCAGTAGAAAATACCAGCGTCATAAGCGTTCGAACCCTTATAACCAACAACAGCGAATTCTGATGAAGAACCAGCTGGGAAGTATGGGTCGATATACACTTTGATACGACCGAAGATTGTACCAGCAAATGTATTGCCAGTGTCATCAACTGTCAGTGATACTTGACCTGCAAGAGCCGAGTTGTAGTCAAGAATACCAGCCATTGCAAGAGCAGAAGCAACATCTGACGAGCAGATCATGATGTTACCTTTGCCACGACGAGTGGTTTTTGCAATAGTGTTGGCTTCACGTTCAACTTGGAAAGCAAGACCTTTAACTTTTTCAACCATCCAACGACCGTTTGAGTCAGTGTCAAGGTTGAAGATACCTGCTGTTGTAGTACCAACCTGAGCACCAATCTTCGAAACTTGATAGATGGTACGAATAACTTCACGGTTGATTTCAGCAAGAATTTCTGATGACAGAATGTTTGCTAATTCTGTTTCTGCATCCAGACCATGAACTGCTTTCAGGTCTTGAGCAAGTTCCATCGAATACTCAGCCTTCAGAGCACGTGTCTTAGCAGTAACAGTGACTTTCTCGATTGAGAATGCCATTTCTTGGAAAGCGTTAGCATTAGCGCCATCGCCAAGTGCTTCAGCACGAGCTGTAGACATAGCAGCAACTGGTGCAGCGTTACCAGTAAATACTTCAGTTGGCAATGTGCCTTCTGTGAAAGCTTGGTTACCAGAAGTACCTAAGCCAGAGAAACCGGTATTAGCTTCGTTGTAGAAAGCTTCTGTACCAGATTGACCTGAGTATTTGGTACGCATTGCAAAGATCAGGCCTGTAGGACCTGTCATTGGCTGAACGCCGCAAACGTCATAAGCAATCAGGTTAGGCAGCGAACGGCGAACTAACGAGATTAAGATTGGATCGAAACCAGCAACTGGACCTGCAGCAGCAGAACCGCCTTGGAAACCACCGTTGGTGCTACCCATCGAGTTGGTTGGAGCACCAGTTTCGTTCAGCATACCAGATGCTTTTTGCATCTCAACTGCTTGGTTTTCCAGAACGACTGCTGTTACAGCCTTACGATATGGGTCTTTAATAGCTGGGAGGTCTGGGTGATCCAGAACACCTTGCCATTTGGATTGTAATTGTTCAGACAAGTACATAGTTACTCCTTTTTTTATTTTAATTAAATTTTTGTTTTGGAAATTGCCTTCATTACAGAAGCAACATAAGGGTCAGCAACAATTGACTTGTCGGATCCATCTTCTACTTGCTCATGTAAATCTTTTTCTTCCGCTTTTTTAGCGTTCGAAGGGAAATAATTTTCACGAATAGTTTCCAGCTTCTCTCTGTATTCTTCCTCTGTGGAGAATTCTACGCTCTCTGCAAGCGATTTAACTTTCTCAGATTGTGTAGCTGTCAGACCTTCGCAAATATCATTTGCAATTTCATTTTTAACTGCTTCGATTAAAGCTTTGTTCAACTTGACGTTGTGTTCAATTTCTTCATCAAGCTTGCTCTGTAGTTCTTCAACTTGTGTTGCAAGCTCATCAACTACATCAACTTTATCCGAAGGAACATCGATGTAATGCTCAACGAAAACATTTTTCAGAGCATTAATGAAATCTTCGGCAAGTTCAGCACGTAGACCAGATTCGATAGCAATTTCGTTTTCTGCCATCCATTGTTCTACGACATAGTTCATGTAGTCATCAATTTTTTCTGTTAGGTCTGCTTTGATAGACTCAACAGCTTCTTCGAGCATCCTAGCATAACTAGACTCGATTTCTTCCTGAATTTGACTTACACGGTCAGTTACACGAGCTTCAAAAATTGTTGCCGCTTTTGACTTGAAATCTTCAGAAATAGTATCGTCGTCTGCAAATAGAGCATCGATATCTTCTTTCATTTTCTTTTTCATTTTTTCCATATGCGAAGTTTCATCTAGAACTTCTTCATCAGAAACTTCTTCTTCCTCTTTTACAGACTTCATATGAAGTTGAGTGTCTGGGGAAGCCGCAGATGGTTTTGTTGTTGGGGGTGTCGCACTCTTAGCTCCCTTAGTGGCATCGATCTTGTTAGAATCGTCCATAGGTTTAGAATCTTGAGGTGTTGGCCCACCCAAGTCTACAGCGTCAGCGCCAGGTAATTTTTGTGGTGGCATGCCTGGAGCGGATTTCTTGCTACTTGCAAGGATTTCTGCTGCGGCTTCCATTAGTTTGCTTTGTGCCATTAGGAATCTCCTTATGATTTTCTTATTTATAAATTTTAAAGTTTTCGCAGGTAATTTTCGAATAATTTTAAAGCTACTTCCTCTATTTGATTTTTGGAAGCCATCTTTATTTGTTTTTTAGTTCTGTCAAAGTCTGCTTCAACAAAACGTCCTCCAACGAAGAGCCATTCTTTGTTCTCCATGATGCCGTTTACAAATGCACCAGGTGCCGAAGGGTCGGCAACAATATCTGCCGCTGTGGCAAGTCTAAGGTCATCTTGAACTAGATTATAGCCCTCTTTCGTTTGCATAACAGAACCTAAAGCTCTAGAAGAAACACCTAGGTTAACTCCGTTATCAATCATGTTCTTAACAATCTGACCATAAGGTGTGTCAAGAACAAGAGCTTTGCCATAGAAAGTATTTCCATCCTCAATAAGAGATACGATCTTATGTGAAACTCTTTCGAGATTAATAGATGGTGTATCAGGATGTCCAAGCTCACCTAAGGCTCGATTTGTTTTAATGTATTCTTCATTGTAACGATTTACTTCATTGCGAAGTGTTCTCATTTCGTACATACGGTTGTTACGATTTACTGTATCGCCAACCAGAAATGTACCTTCAATATAAAGATTCTTTTTGCCGTTTTCTGATGCTTCGGTAATATACTTAACATTGTCTACGGTTTCGGTAATTAATTTCATTTTACATCCCTTCTAAAGCAGGACTGTACGTAGCTACTTTTGATAATTGTAATATTAAAGTGCCTGCGGTACCTGAGTTTGTTACATATACATTTGATGTGGCACTATTTGCTAATGAGCTGTCGAGGTCATAGAAAACAAAATTTGAGACAGATGGTAGTTCTAGAACTAGTTCTCCACTAGTATTATTTCCTCTGTAAATTCTCCAAACACCATCAGTTACTCCAGAAGCCTGAGCAATAATTGCTTGCTGAATAGTTTCTCTTGAATCTTTAGATAAATCTGAAAGAGTAATTAAAGTTGCTGAGTTACCAACAATTCTAACTAAAGATTTAGCTCGTAATGTATTAACAATTTCGTGTGACATATTATTTTAGTCCCATTGATGAGCGCCTACGCATTGACATTTTTCTCTTTAACAATGAGCGGCGAAGTTTAGCTTTTCTAGTTGTTTTCCAAGAGCGTTTCAACATTCTTGCTTTGTGTAGTCTTGCAGCAGCTGGTATTCTTTTAATTGTATTACCAGATATTCTGTAACCTTTTATAGCAGATCGTCTAACATTCTTTTGTACTATAATTTTACCTTTTTTATTGCGGCGAATACGGCGACGAATTTTTTGTACTCGACCCATTCTTACAATATTAGGGTTACGAGCTTCATTAACTTCGCCAGTAATTTCGGCTGCAACATAACGCTTAGCTTCTTCTAAGCGTTTTAAAATTTTCTCTTGTAATGAGGCAAAAATTTGATCTTTTGCTTCATTAAGTTTCTTATCTATAATTAAATCTACTAAACTCATTTAGTATGCCTAAAAGCAAAATCAGAAGCTCTGGCAAAATGATCTTTAGATTTGTGGACCATATCAGCAAACTTCTTTTTATTTTCATCGTTAAGTGCTTTGTGTACTTGTACAATAGCCGAGGCTGTAAAATGATCTACCTTAGCTGTCTTACCGTCAGCAAACTTAACTGTATTTGCTTGTTTATTCTTTACAATACCGTGCAATGTATCTATAACAGCCTCCTGCATTTGTTCTGCTTGTATAGCAGTATCAACTTTAGGGCCATAAGGTATTGAGAAATATTTATCTAATTTATCGTTATAGTATAAAGCTACCCGTGTGTTATCTGGATAAAGGCGAATAGACTTTCTCTTTAACATTAGAACTGGTGGAGGATCTCCATCAATTGGTGCCTCATTTAGTTCTACTTCTTCTTTTACAACTTGTCTTGCTTTTTGAAATATCTGTTTATTATTACTAATTAAATCTACCATCTTATTAAAAAGATTTTGTAGAATCATTCGGTCAGTATTATTGAATTGAGGTCTCTCATCTTGCATTTTATCCAAAATTCTATGAATACGTTGCAACTGTGCCTTATTTGCCAAACCTGCTCGCACTAATATATCAAACTTTGAATAGTCCGATTTTTCTTCTTCTACGATAGATTTAAATTCTAGTAAAGATTTCATTCTTCTTCAGTTTGTTCTTCGTCTTGAACTTCATTTTGATCTTCAGTTTCTTCTTGGTCTCTGAACAAGTTTTGAGCAATCTCAATTTTTTTTGCTTCTAAAGCATCAAATGCTTTTGCAGAGATAAGATTGCTAAGTGCTTCTTTTGCTTCAGAAGAATTGCCAGAAGCTAAACTATCAATAAATGCTCTTGTGTCCATAATTTTTATTATCTCCTATTTATTAATGATGAATATTTTTCTACCTCTGAATCAAGCATTGGAGTTTTTGACTCAGTAGAATTGTCGTCAATTGTATTATCTTCTGGCGCATATTCTTCTGGGTTCGCTGGCGGTTCAGAACCAGGAACAGGCATCGTTGGACCTCCAGTTCCTTTCTTTTCTTCATCAGCAATTTCTTTATCCATTTGCTGAATAACATCATCAGACATTTGAAGAATGTTTTTACGAACCCAAGCCGCAGAAAAATATCTGCCAATATAAGGATCAACTGTTTGTAATGTCTGCACTCTAGCGGTAAGCAATTCTGCATCCCGCATTTCAGTGAAATTATTATCTTTCTTATAGTCGTAATAAATCGACTCTTTAAATTCTTCCCATTCTTCGGATGTACAAATGCCTTTTAAGACCAGCTGCGTCTTTAAAGCCTGATCAAATACTTGAGAGAATTTATTACGTAAACGAATGATGAATTTTGTAAACTTAACTTCATCTCTTGTAACTTCTGTTGTGCGGCCAAGACCAATCATTCCGCCTTGTTGTGGCTCAAGTCTTGAAATTGGAACATTCAGAGATTGTAAAAGTTTAGTTCTAAAATATTTTACATCTTCTAATTCGCCAAGATTTTGTCCTGCTGGTAATGTGGTAATTTCTGTACCTTTACCACCTTC